CTTTACAAAAAAAGTTATTGACAAAAAAAAACTTCCCGAAAGTTCCAAAACTTTCGGGAAGTTAAACCAATTAGGCCATAACAGGCCATTGCCCGCCATTGAAACGGGCGGCAATGTGCCTTGTTAAGTGCAATTAATTTAACGGCACATTTTTAGGCCATGATTTTTTCCCTTCCTCAAAACCTTGATTATACCCTTTATCGAATAATTCGCCGATCCAGTCAGACACTTTAATGAACTCACGCATTGCCAATAATGGATTTTTGATTTCATTTAGTTTACTCATTTTTTCGAAAAATTCTACAACTGCTTTTTCTTGTTCTATTTTATTCATATTAAAATCATTTTAACAATACCTAACACAATTGTCTATAGGCATTGCATTTAATAAATAGTATTCCAAGCAACTATTTTTAGCTTTGCCGACTATTGAAACCAGCGGCAATGTGCCTTGTTAGCGGTAATACTACCAACCGTAATCAACAGCAGCTTGATATACCTCATTATCTTCTTTAAAATCCTCAATCGTAGTATCGCCATCTACATCAAGACAAATTTGAGTTCCTGTTTCTTGAACAAAATCCTCACATTTTTCTGCTTGTTTGAAAAATTCGTGGTCGTTTTCAGGGTTTTTATTACTCTGTTTCCACGAATAACTTTCTTCAATTGGCTCAAAGTGTTTTTTTAAACAATGCACTTCGGTTTCTGACACTGTGTAATTTGAGTAGCCACTATCTTGAGTAGCCCAAAATTTGCAATTATAACATCTATTCATTTTATTCATATTTTTAAATTTGAATGATTAAAACCCTAACACACGGTTATGTGGCATTAGACTGTGCCTCCAATTGTTCATCTATTGTAACTAAATGAAGCCCGCTATACATAATAGCACTTGATTCGCTATTTTCATTCGGGTAAGTCCCTTTTTTTGGTAAAGCATATTTACCAACGGGTCTTAACACAATTTCATCAAGTATTTTTATTGCTTCGTACACAATACCTGATTCAAATATATTCGCTTTATCTACACCCATTAAAACTCTGCGTTCATCGGGTAATACACTTAATCTTGTTTTCATATTTTCTATAATTTAGTTACCTTTTCAAGTATTTGCAATTCATCATCGGTTCTATTGGCTGCATTCTTCTTAAGTATGCGGCTTTTCTCGGCCAGTAGGTAGGGGCGCTCCATCTGGTGTAGCTGTTGTTTTGTTGCCTGTAGTTCGCTCTCAAGGGCACGGCAGGTGGCCACCAAATCAGTGTTGCTGATCGAGAAGCCTTCCACAGTCAGTTCGGCCACCTTGTTGGCTTGGTAGAATTTGCCACGTTGCTCTTCCAGCACATAGTAGTCGCCCTGTAGCTCATCCATAGCAGCCCTGAGCGACTCCAATTCCGATTCCAATGCTTCCATCGCCAATCCTCGTTCGATATACGCTGAGCGCAACCGCTCCTGCTCGCTGTGCAAGTCCTGCAAGTCTGTGGCCTCGTTTTGCTCTTTGAAATTGATGGTGCCCAGGCCTATCAATATAGCCCCTGTAAACAAACTGATCAGCACCGTCATGATGGCATGTGTGGGGATCTGCTCGTTGAGCAAATTGAATCCCAGAAATACCAGGAACACATCAAACACAGGGTAGAGGTATTTCATCCACGAGGCCACCGGCTTGCGGATCACCGCTGTGGTGGCAAAACTAAAGCCCAAGCCACCCACCACGGCACCCACCCAGGCTAGGAAGCCGTCGCCAAACAAGAACTTGAGCGAATGCGTGTTTACAAATATCAGCATCACCAGCACAAAAAACATGGAGGTGCCAATGCCGCCATCGCGGATAAAGGTGTCAAATTGCAAGGCTGCTTGCCGTATGCTGGTAATCTCGTTGGGTTGGTTGCTAGTTTTCATGCGTGTGGCTGATGTTTAGTTGTTGGTACATGTGTTTGTAATATCTATCCGTCTTTAGTCTGTTTTCGGCTGTTTGGCGGCTGTAGTGCACCGTACTGTGGGTGCGAGCAATTAGGTAGCCTATTTCGGCCAGTGTATGGCCGTCTTGGCTCATGGCCAAGTAACAGTACAGCTGCCTGGCGGCTACCAGTTTCAGCTTGCGGCTCCGGCCTGCCAGTTCCTCGCGGCTAATCTGTAGCCTATCTAGCAAGTGGTGGAACAGGGCGTCCAGCTGTGGCAGTCCACCTGCAGGAGCTATTTGTAGATGTTTTCCCATCGTCGTTGGTTTAAGAAGGTGGTAGGGTAAGCCTGCATCAATCCTTGGTGTGTTTGTAGGTAAAAGCGGTATTTAGGCAAATGGTCGAGCACCGCAATACGATCGGCCTCGCTGAGCTTTACCCATATCTTTTCGGCAGCGGCCTTATTGCCCACCTTGTTATTATAAGCCTCCCAAAAATGATCAAAAGTCAGATCGGTAATTTCCTTTATACTGCCTTTTTTAACAAGATAGGACAGATTGTCCACATGGAACGGAAAGTGGGTACTGAGCAAGTATATATGCTCAGTGCTCAACTCTGCATTGTTTTCATAGTACTTCAGCTGCCCGTCGGCATCGTAGCCAAAGATCATTTCGCCGGCAAAATTGGGGCTAGTTAGCAGGTATTTTCTCATCGTTCAGTATGTTTGATAGTTCTTTGTAGTGATCCAGTTCCCACATGGCTTGAGCCAGACACCACCGTTTGAGCGAATGTTTTTTGGCCGTTAGGGCTAGCTTTATCCATGCATTGAAGGCTTTCAGACTCTCCATTCTGCCGTTATCTGTTGTAGTCATATTGTGCGCTGTGTTAGGTTAATCAATCAAGTGCTGTTCGTATAGCTTATCTGCTTGCGCCTGCTCCAGATCATCGTCCGTAATCAGTATCGTATAGGCGTCAGAATATCCGCCTATGGTGTAGATGCGCACGCTTCCGCCATCTCTGGCAATCTTATTCACACATGCCTGTATATCCTTCCAGTCAGGTTGTGTCTTGTAAGCCCAGCTCACAAAATAGCGGTGCAGCTTCCTGAAAAATGTGCTGTTGTTCTCTACAATGCTTGCCGATAGGGATGCGGGCAACGCTTCGCCATTCATATATGGCCAGTACTTGCCTTTCTGGTCCGATCTGAATATGGTGCCTTCTGATAGTTCCATCTCTGGCCCCACAATGGCTTTTTTCAAAATGTATGTACTCATTGGTTGGTGTGTGTTAAGTGAATCATTGAAGCCTGCGGCGGAATCACACCGCCGCAGGTTCCTTTTATCGGACTTTTTTTCTGCGTGGATATTCGGCACTGCTCATGCTCAGGGCTACATTCTCCCAAACACCCGACTCAAGCCGGTAACTAGCCTCTATGTAATAGGCCGATCGCTCGGGCCTGTAGGCATCCATAATCACCCGTATGCCCTCGCGGAAGCGCTCTATGTCAAAATCGGTGAGGTTTTCCACCGTGTCCGACGTGGATATCTTGTGCAGATCCAGCACCCGTGAGGCACTCAAGGTGCCTTCTTTGTTTTTCTTAAGAGCTAGGTTCACCATGTCCAGCAGCAGCTGGCTCCGTTCGTCTTTCACCAAGGAGTTGATGCAGGTGTTCACCATCTCTATGCCTTCATTCACGCTATCGTCGTACCGATCTATCACCCGATACCCTAAGGTGATTCGCTTGGTGTTGGCTTCGTTGCTGAAGGTGTGGCTCCGTTGTTCCTCTTTGGTGCCATACATATCTTTCTTCATCACTAGGATGCTCTTGAAATTCTTGAATATGGTGTCTTTCACATCTGTGAGCGTGCTGCTCACATCGTCGAGCACGGTAAACATGTTTTCTACTGCTTCCGAGGCCATCTTCTTTAGCACCTTGCGGTCGCCTTCTTTGGCTTGCTCTTTTTGTTGCTCTGCCTGGGCTATTTGATTCTTCAAATCGGCCAATTGTTCTGGGCTAAGGCTGTTGATATCCATTTTCATACGTTTTTGGTTTTGTATTCGTAATTCACTTCTAGGTTGATGTTGCGGGCTTTTGCTTTCTTGGCTCTATGCCCGTTGAGCTTATCCAGCTGGCGCTGGGCATATCTTCGTATCTTCCCGGGCATGCCCAAGTTCGACACCACGCCCATGAGCGCCTCAATTTTTAATGACTTTTCCATAGCTGTAGGGTAGTTTTAGTTCGTCCATTCCTGTTTTGTTGTTGCGCTTGGCTATGCGCTGTTTCTTGGAGGCTATTCTTAGGCCTATGGCTGTGATCTTCGATTCTAGCTGCATCCATACCGTATAGTCGGTTTGGGAGGCCTGGTTTTGCTCCAATTCCTTCAGCTGGGCATTCAATTGCTTCAGCTGCTTTTGAGTTTCGTTGGGTACTGGCATTGTGTAGTTCTCCTTGTGTTAGATGGTTGACTGTATTGCATAGTGATAGGTTTGCCTCAATTCGGCCAAATACCGACCTACTAGGGGGCTGTAGCCGCCCTGCTCAAATTGCTGGCTTGGCACCATCACCGTCTTTTGGCGGGTGTTCACCCGGTAGTTTAGTTTCCTGAGTTTGTAATGCAGGTAATAGGCTCTTTGCCGTTGTCTCTTAGTCATCATAGCCGGCTAGTTTAGTTGTGTCAGACGTTGGATGGCGGCATTCCGCTTTTCTACCGCTATGGCTATGTTGTGCAGCTTGCGGTGCAGCACCTTCAGTTCGTCTAGGCTCATGTGGTACAAGTGTTTTCCGGCCACCCGCTTATCCAGCACAAAGGCATTCACGCGATTCCAGTCCGTGGTGTCCACGCCGCAGCTGCGCATCTTGTTTAGGCACTTGTGGCGCCACTGCCGCAATTCGTGCTGCTGTAGCTGTGCTTTTTGATCTTGCAGGCCGGTGGCCCAGTTTATCAGCCCGTCTAGTTGCCGTTCGCTCAGGTCGGTCACATGTTCCACGCCTTCGCCTGCCAGAATGTGCTGCTTGGCGTCCATCAGTTTGTTCTTGGCCAGTAATGCATGTAATACCCGCCGCTTTTGCTTTATTTTGTCTAGTGTTGCCATGTCTTTCGTGTTATTTTTTTATTAAATATCTCCCCAATAATTGGCCGCTCCTTCGTCCCATATCACATAAGGGGTTGGGGCGCCATCCTGATACCTGCTGTCGGCAAACATCTTATACCCTTCGGTGCGCATCTTCACATCGGCATCGTACCACACAAAATTGGCTATTGCGCCCACCGGCTTGTTTCGGTCATCCATGTGGGTCACCCAGATGAATAGTTTGCTCGGAAATTCCCGCGTTAGGATCATGTATTCCCGTTTGGTGATCATCGAATGCTGTATGCTATCCACCACTACTATGTTGGGACTTTTGCGCTTGCGCAGCCGTTCGGTCATTTCATCTATCGGCTCGCGGGTGATGATGAATCGGCTACGTGCCTCTATCATCCCGGTGCGCTCTAGTGCCATTTGAGTGGTGCGCTTGGCGCCTTCTTCCAACGAGTTGTAATACACCCGATCGAAACGGGTCATGTATTTAGCCAACTTGAATATAAAGGTGGTTTTGCCGCTGGCCGATGCCCCGCCAATGATCCAGTTGCCCGATCGCTCTGGCTGCCCAATCGCTGCCAAGAACTCCCCGTCGAAGGGCAATAAGGCAAATTTCTTACTCAGCAATTCACTCACAGAGTATGCTCTACTCATTTTAAGTCCTTTTTAAGTGGTTTTTAATGGTTGTTTTACCGATTCTTCAGTGAGTGGATCTGTCGTTTCACCCGGCGCAGATCATAGCCATGTTCTTCGGCATCTTTGATCACTTCTTTTATCGCCCCTTGGTCTTGTATGCCGTTGGCCATGCAAATGGCTGTCACGTCGAGGTTGTTGGCCTTTTGCAGGGGCACAAACTTGCGTCCCATACGGCTGAATATCTCTTTGTAGCCTTTCTTTTGCAGGCGCAATCCCTTCTTGATCCGCTTTTCGAGGTAGTCGGTGGCCGTCATCACTATGCCACAGTGATCCTCTAGTTGGTTATACAGCGTGATGAAGAAGTACAACACCTGATCGTTCAGCTTATCTGCCTCGTCTAGCATCACCACAGGCTTGTCTAGCTGTTTCAAGGCTTTCACGGCTTCTTGCATCATTTCGCCCACGGTGTTGCTATGCACAGTGCGGCCCATCTGCTGCAACAGGTCTTGCAAAAACAATTTCCGGTTCCAATACTCATTGCACTCCAGGTGGAAGGCATTCGGGTGTTCGTCCCGATACACCTTCATGGCTTGGGTTTTGCCACTGCCAGCTTCGCCACACACGGCATACACATTGCCATAGCTTTGCGAATCAGCTAGCAGATCGGTCATGCGCTTTGCCGCACGGGTTTCTACCACCATCCACTCTTGGGTGCTCCAGCCTATCTGCGACCCAATGTTGCGCCACATGGTATCTTTGATCAGATCCCAATTGCCGTTCAATACTTGGCTCACAGTGGCCGAACTCACGCCCCGAAGGCTCTCCGATGCCTTGTTTTGGCTACCAAATCGCTCGCAATAAGCGGCCAATTTGGATTTGATTTGTTCTTTTTCAGTTTTATTCATATTTTTGCGGTGTTTATGTGCCGGTCTCACCTGTTGAGCCGGTCTTTTTTTTTGTTTTAAATCAAATTGTATAAATTATCTTCTTCCTGTTCCAATTCGGCAAGCACATTACTTACTTGCTTGTAGTGCTGCCCCAGGCTTTCGCTGGGCTTTTGTTTGGCCTTGTCTTTTTTGCTCAATCCTTTGGGAGCGGGCACGCACAATCCCTGTTGCGAGGGGTGCAGCTCGTATTTCTCCATCAGGTCTTCTATGTAATCTTGCTGGGCCACACGCAGCGACTTATTGGCTATTTCCTGGGCTTTCAAAAACAAGGCTTCGCCCGTCAACTGATCTTGTATGGCTCGATGAATCTTCAAGTAGGGCTGGGCAAAACTCACAAAACGCATCGCTTGCGAACTATCCAAGTCATACAGGCCCACCACACTCATTTCGGTGGGGTCGTATTTCACATAGAATTGTTTGTCTACATTGCGCAGCATAAAGCCTGAGTCGGGCACTCCCTCTGCATCCAGCACCTCGTAACTGTATTTTTGCTTTTTCACTTGTATCTCTATGCCCGAGGCTCGGTAGGTCGATGGCTCTTTGGTGGTCAGCCAGAACAGGTCCATCATTTCCCAAATCTCTACCTTTTCGGTGCCTTCGTTCGTGCTCTGGTAGTAGGTTTGGTTGCGGCTTAGCCCGGTGCTGTGGTGCTTGGCCTCGTTCCATTCATTGCGGCGCTGCTTGTAGCGCTGTTCCACTTCTTGCAAGGTGGGTAGCTCATGCCAGTTGTGCAAGGTGAATTCCATGTTCACACGGCTTTCGGCTTTCTTGGCTGTAATGTTTTGGCCGGTGAAGAACCAGTCTTTCTTCAGGAACTGCTCCTGCAAGCGTCTGAAGGCGCTCTCTATCGTCTTCGATTTGCCATTGTAGGGCTGTGTGGGTATCGACAGTTTGCTCAAATTGTGCAGAAAGTTCGATGCTGCCAATTTCTTATGACCTCCCTGATTGTCGTAGCGCATTTCGTAGGGCTTGTAGCCTGCCACCTGTATGGCCATCTTGAAGGCATTGTACTGGGCTTCGAAATCCTCTGTCCGGCTGATGTGGTAGCCTAGCAATTTCTCGCTATACACATCCATCACCTCATACACATTGCAGGTGGCCATCTTGCCATTGCTGTCCAGGTAATAGTAGTTAAGCTTGGTGCCGTCGCTATACCACAGGCTATCGCGCCGCGTGGGTAGCAAGGTGCGATGCTGACGGGTATACTTTTCCTTAAATTTAAGTTCACCGTATCTCATGCCATACCAGTAGGGCTTCACATCTTCCCTATACAAGTAGTTGCGCAGCGCATCCACCGACTGTAGCACCTTCCAACCTCTATCCGCTGCCAACTCATTGTAGGCATCGTACAGTTGTGCCAAGCTCACCCTGTTCACTGGGGTGGCAAAGCGGGCCACCAACCATTCGCCCCCATCTTGCTCTATCTTCAGGGCATTCTGATTGGCCTCGCGTCCACTCACCAAGCTTATATAGCTAGTATCCAAGTAGGTCCTAAACTTGCGTTCTAGGCTGCGGGCATGTTGTATTTTTGCCACATTATTCGGATACAGCTCCTGCACTCCCACACTCTTCACCGCTCGCAAGGCCCTGACCCAAAATCCTTCGGGCATCGTTTTTTTGCCTTTCGATCGGCGGGCTGCCACCACTTTGTCGTATCGTATCTTCAGGGCATTCAGCACCGAGGCGTCGTGGGTGTAGTACGCTATCTTCTCATCGCTCAGGTGACGCCCATTGTCGAGCAGGTGACTCTTGAAAAATCTACGGGCGGCACCATCCACTACGATCAGCTCCACAAAGTCCCGATCCTTGGCTGTGCCATCCACACCTCCATAGTGCTCCTTCATGGCACGCTGCACATCGGGCCGCAACTTGTCAAACCGATACAGGGCCTCCTGTCCGTAACAGCCCCGCTTTACCACCACCAATTGACCTCGATTGCTCCAATTCTGGTAATCATAGGTGGTTGCAGGCACAATCTCCCCACCGGAGTATTTTACAATCTCCTTCTTTTTCACACACAATATATTGTTGTAATACTCCATATTTTTTTAGTTTTGGGCATGAAAAACGGCATAAACAGCTTCAACTCCATTATGATATATAGCTACA